GCTGATATGTCTAGAGCAAAACAAGTCAAGTCTTTGTTCCGTATGGTAACACCACACTTGTCTTTAAAAGATATTCCAATGGTTGTTGTTAATCACACATACATGGAAATTGGAATGTTCCCGAAAGCAATCGTTGGTGGTGGTACTGGTTCATACTACTCTGCTGATAATATTTTCATCATCGGTCGCCAACAAGAAAAAGACGGTACGGAAGTTACCGGTTACAATTTTATTATTAACGTAGAGAAAAGTAGATATGTCAAAGAAAAATCTAAGATACCTGTTAGCGTATCTTTTGACGGTGGTATTAGCACTTGGTCTGGTTTGCTCGACCTTGCTTTGGAATCCAAGCATGTGGTCAAACCAAAGAATGGTTGGTACCAACGTGTTGATTCTGACGGTGTGATTGAAGAAAAGAATTACCGTGAAAAAGAAACTGACACTAAAGATTTCTGGATGCCTATTCTTAAACAGAAATCTTTCCGTGATTTTGTTGAGAACAAATATCGTGTAGCAGCCGGTGAAATTATGACAAGCAACATTGACGAAACATTCGATGTTGAAACTATGAATGGTGCATGATGATAGAAGGTATTGATTATTGCTTCATCTATCCAAAAGATGACAAGTCTTCCGTTCATATTAAATTTTTGGATGGACCATACAAAGATACCATCTTCAAGTATGGTAAGGTAAAGTTCAAAGAAGAAAATGAACAAGTCTATTTACTTTTTGCTTACGATGTGTTAGAATCGACAGTCAAGAAGCCAGCCAAACTGGAAAAAGATGGCGACTTTAAAAATTATATTGGTGACTTATTGGTAGAAATAATGTCATCTAACATGGAACAGGAAGTGGTTGATGAAACTGGAACAGACGATCTTAAAGAATCTAATTTATAATGAAGAATATCTACGCAAGGTTTTGCCATTCTTAAAATCGGAATATTTTACAGACAGAACAGATAAGACATTATACCATGAAATTGCATCGTTCACAGAAACTTACAATTCTTCACCAACGATTGAAGCGCTTGTATTGGCCGTCAAAGAGAGGCGTAACCTCACAGATGATGAAGTGGAGAAGTGTGAAACTTATCTCCAAGAAATTGCAAAAACTAAGGATGAAGAATCCAAGGTTCAATGGCTTACTGACAAAACCGAACAATTCTGTCAAGAGAAAGCGATATACAATGCAGTACTGGGGGCTATTTCCATACTTGACGGGAAAGACAAGACCCAAGACAAAGGTGCGATTCCCAAGGTATTATCGGACGCTCTGGCTGTAAGTTTCGACAATTCAGTTGGCCATGACTATCTAGAAAACTCGGAAGAACGATATGAATTCTACCATCGTAAAGAAGAACGAATCCCTTTTGATTTGGATTTCTTTAACAAGATCACAAAAGGTGGTCTACCTACTAAAACGCTTAATATCGCTCTTGCCGGAACTGGCGTGGGAAAAAGTTTGTTCATGTGCCATGTGGCTGCGGGCTGTATGGTACAAGGTAAGAATGTACTTTACATTACCCTTGAAATGGCTGAAGAAAAGATTGCAGAAAGAATAGATGCAAATCTATTGAATGTTACGGTTGATGATCTAGTAAATTTACCGAAAGAAATGTATGATAAGAAGATTGCTAAGCTCCGTGAAAAAACTGTTGGAAAACTCATCATTAAAGAGTATCCTACAGCATCTGCGAGCACCACTCATTTTCGCACCCTACTCAACGAGCTCAATCTTAAAAAGTCTTTTGTTCCTGATATTATCTTTATTGATTATCTTAACATTTGTTGCAGTGCTAGAGTTAAAGCTGGTGCTAACGTCAACAGTTACACCTATGTTAAGGCTATTGCCGAAGAGCTGCGTGGACTTGCAGTTGAATACGGAGTACCAATTGTATCTGCAACACAAACAACAAGAAGTGGTTTTACTTCATCCGACCCAGGACTTGAGGACACAAGTGAGAGTTTTGGTCTGCCAGCAACCGCAGACTTGATGTTTGCTTTGATTTCTTCCGAAGAATTGGAAGAACTTGGTCAGATTATGGTCAAACAGTTGAAGAATCGTTACTCAGATCCAACAATGTATAAAAGATTCACCTTGGGTATTGACAGAGCGAAGATGCGCCTGTATGATGTGGATCAATCTGGTCAAAATGGCATCACTGATTCCGGTCAACCAGATAAACCACTCAACACATTTGGCAACAGAGAAAAACCACAAAAGAAATCATTTGATGGATTTAAAGTATGAATTTAACCAAAGATGATGCATTACATTGTGCCAAAGTATTTCAAGATTACTTTGGTAACTTTCATCGTGTCGATGATTATATGCGTGACCAAAAATTGGCATCTTTGTCTGGTCTATCTTCCAATCCTTTGTTTCCATTAGAAGATGATTTATTCTCAGACTTCACAATGCATCCAAATGATATGGATTTTGAAGTACTAGAAATACCACAAGAGACTTGGGAAACATTACTCAATATTACCAGTTCACATATCAACATTTCACCAGTCGGCCGTCAGATAAGATTGGCCGTCAAAGAGAAGAACACAGGAAAGTTCGTTGGATTCATTCGATTAGGTTCACCTGTAATCAACATGAAACCACGCAATGAAATGCTTGGACAAGTGTTTACACAGAAACCGGAATGGTCCAAACGATTCAATGGGTCTGCAATGATGGGTTTTGTGATTGTACCAGCGCAACCTTTCGGTTTCAATTACCTTGGCGGAAAGTTACTTGCAGGTATATGTACCTCACATGAAGTCCGTGAGATTGCAAACAAAAAGTATGGCATGAATCTATGTTTGTTTGAGACTACCAGTTTGTACGGAAGTTCCAAAACTGTATCACAATATGATGGTATGAAGCCTTATATTCGTTATAAAGGTCTGACCGATAGTGATTTCATTCCCATGATGCATGGTAAACCTTATGAAGATTTACGCAACTTTGTGGAAGATAAGGTTGGTGATATTGTTGATGAAGATGTTTCAAGTAAGAAGTTAAAAACCACCATGAGGATTATAGCTTTAACTAAATCTGCACTTAAAGGCCAACCTGAAGGAGTATCATTCATGGAAACGATTGTCAATGCAAAAAAGTTGACAGAGCAAAAAAGATATTACATCAGTGATTATGGTTACAAAAACATGGTAGACTACGTTAACTGTAAGACCGATATGCTTATTCCTGGTGAAAACTATGAGAAACATAATCTGGTAAACTTGATTGCATGGTGGAAGAACAAGGCATCAAACCGATTTGACACACTAAAGAATGAGAATAGATTGAGAACCGAGTTAGAGGTTTGGACTTCTGGAAAGCCTATTGATATTATCAGATAAATACTTTTATTTGAGGTACACATGGCCGCACAACAAGGTTTTCAGTATGAGATTAATGCAGCTAAGGTATTAAAGCCTATGGGTTTGGTACCTAAATCTTTTGTTCCTGCTGGTGCTGGCCACGACCAACCAGATTTAATGTTGGAACACAAGAAAGTTAAAGCTGGATGCGAACTTAAAATAACAGCTGCATCAGCAGGTTCTTTGGTTTTAAAATATGACGCAAAGGATAAAAGAAATCCTTGGAAATTTGGTGATGTTAGTGAAGATGACGCAGAAAAATACTTCATTAAAAATTTGGCCGAAGAAGTTGGTTTATTTGATACGATTAAAAAACAATGGAAAGAAATTCCATTCAAAAGAGATAAAGATGATTTGTGGAAAGCAACTGCTGGAAAATTGACAAAGAAACAACAGTATGAAAGAGATAGAGATACTTTTCAAGACATTCGTGGAGAAATTCCAGCAACAAAGATTGAACAGTACTACAATAAAAAAGATACATATTATGTCAATGTAGGAACTCATGGATTTTATTTGATGGGTACAAAGAATCCATTAAAATTAAAAGATGTTCCAACTTTTGGTTCATCAGCTAAGGCCACATATCGTGCTAGAGTTCAATATAAAGGAAGTGACAATTATCAATTTACTTTTGAAATGCAATTCTCGATTCCGTCAAGTAAAAAATCTCCGTTTAATATTGCTCCAGTAAATGGTACTTCTGTTAATATAATTAAAGATCAATTAAACCTAAGTTGTTTCACATAAAATGCCACTAACCGATTTTGATAAAATTTTAAAGAGTTATGAAGATTCCGAAGATGATTTCGGATTCTCTGCCGTATCTGAGCAAGAATATAACTCAGCCATCAAAGAGAGTGTTAAGACTGTTGAGACAGTTAAAAATACTTTATCTGAAACTGAACAACGAATGGTTGAACTTGAGAAGATGATTATCCCTTTCCTAAAGAAACTACATAGTACAGGTGATAAAGAATACATCTATTGGCCAAACCGTAAACCTGCAATTGAAAAACAAATAGAGAAAATATTGAAACTGACTAGAGGATGATTTATGAAGCCGTTAGTGACTGTGATTACACCTACCACAGGTGCACCGTGTTTACGTCAAGCGTTAGACTCGGTTAAAAACCAAACTTATGATAATATACAACACTTAGTTGTTGTAGATGGCCAACCAAAAGGTCGTGTGATAGCCAGAGAGTATCCACATATTGATCTGATTGACCTCCCATACCCAACAGGACAAGACCAGTACAACGGTCATAGAATATATGGTGCAATGACCTATATTGCAAAGGGTGACTTCCTATGTTTCTTGGATGAGGATAATTGGTACGAACCAAATCATATTGAAACCTTGGTTGATGTTATATCAAAAGGAAACAAGTGGGCATATTCGTTGCGTAAAATTGTCAGCCAGGATGGTGAATACATATGTAACGATGATTGTGAATCACTGGGTAAATGGACTTCTGTGATTAATGATAAATTTATTGATGTTAATTGCTTTATGATACCTAGAATTTCAGCGTTAGGGTTTTCGCCTTATTGGTATCGGCGTGCAAGGCATCCACAAGAACAACCAGAAGTTGATAGAATCTTGTCACCATATATGATGCAAACACAAACTGAATTTGATACAAATGGACAATATACAATAAACTATAGGGTTGCAAGTAGAGGAGATTCTGTACAGGCAGAATTCTTTTTGAAAGGAAATGAAGTGATGAAGAAACAATATAATGGAGATTTACCATGGACAAAAAAGACCTGATTATAGGCGCATTTAAAAACTATAACTTTGAACAAATCAAACCTTGGATTCAATCAATCAACGAATCTGGATTTAAAGGCGATAAAGTTCTAATTGCAATAGGTGCATCACAAGAAACACTTGATAAAATCACACAGTCTGGTTTTATTGCAGTACCTAAAGTATCGATTAGTGGAAATATGTTTCATATGGAACGATTCATCCACATCTATGATTATTTAAGAACCCATACAGACCAGTATCGTTTTGTTATCAGTACAGATGTGCGAGATGTGATTTTTCAGTCTGATCCAATTCAATTCATAGAAAAACAATTTGAAGACTGGCCAAGCTGGCCAAGATTGATTGCTGTATCTGAATGCATTAAAATTAAAAATGAACACTGGAATCGAAACAACATAATCAAGTGTTTTGGTGATTACTTCTATAAAGAGATCGAAGACCGTGAAGTGTTGAATGTTGGAACATTAGCAGGCCTAGAAGATACGATTCGTGATTTGTGTGGTATGTTGTACCAACTGTCTTTGAATAGAGCAGATTGGGTGGCAGATCAAGCTGCATATAATGTTTTAATGAATTTGGTACCATATAAAGATATCACACACATTACTGGACTAAACGATGGATTTTGTTGCAACTTACATGTAACAAACAAACCAATTGAGAAGGATCATTTTGCACCATTCATTACAGAAAAACATCCAATTTTTGAACATGGTTTGGTAAAAACTGCTGATGGTAAACCATACTGTATTGTACATCAATATGACAGAGATCCAGTATTGAAGAAATTCTATGATGATAAGTATGAAGTTGAAGAAATGATTACTTTTAGGACAACATGATGAGTGATATTACTATTGTTACTGCTTTTTATGATATTGGCCGAGGTGAGTGGACACCAGATAAAGGACTACCACATTACCTACAGAGAACAACGGATACTTACATTGAAAGATTCTCCCATATGGCTCAAATGGAGAATGAAATGGTTGTATTCTCCACACCAGATATTATTGAGAAACTACAACCATTACGTGGTGATAGACCAACAAAATGGGTTTCATTTGATATTTTTAAAAAATATGGCGATTTAGTTGAGACTATACATAAAATTCAGAAAAATGAAAACTACCAGAAGATGATTCATCCGTCACAAAGAATGAATCCGGAATACTGGAATCCACAATATGTTGCCGTTAATTTTTTAAAATCAACAGTTGTTAATGTTGCAATAAAAAATGGATTTGCAACCAAAAATTTGGTGTCATGGTTAGATTTTGGTTATTGTCGTACCGCAGATAAGATTCCATCATCCAAAAAATGGTCGTATGATTTTGATGTGACAAAGATGCATCTTTTCAATTATAAGGAATATGATAATAGACCAATCAACGAAATCATATCAACAAATGATGTATACATACTAGGTGCAAAAATTGTTGGTGGTAGAACGGTGTGGCCAGAATTTCAAAAAACTATGGCAGAGAGTTTGTCTGATTTGATTGATAAAGATTTAGTGGATGATGACCAAACAATTATGTTGTTGTCAACTATAAAGAATCCTAGTTTGTTTCAACTACACAAAATTCCTGACCATCAACTTGGTCTTGATCCGTTTGTTATTTTTAGTGACTTTAATAAAGAGGTATAATATGAGTGATA